ATATACATAAACAATAATGACAAAAAAATACAAAAGAACGAAATACAAGCAAAGATTTTAGTCTCTTGCGAAATAGATTCAAAAAGTTTAATAACTATACTCTTTAAATTCTCAAATTCCTTAACCAAATAATCTTTGATTGAAACAAACAAATCAGCTCCTTTCTGAAGAGCCGAACCAACATAGCTACCTATTCTCTCAGGAATTTTAGACACAGCATCCGACACCGAGTCAGTTAAAAAACTACCAACACTATCTACTAACTTATTCCGAGCTCCTGAAAAAATTGAACTCGGTGAAAATGATTCTGCGAAAGGTGAAAACATTTGCCTTTCGTAATCGGGATCTCTATACTCTATATATTTATTGCGCACACCATGTACGCCTCTATCGCGATCGTCGTTAAACTGACGCGCGGGGCCTCGATTAAATTTGGCCTTAACATTTGGAGTCTTTGAACATAAACTAACACCTTTTGAAATCTGGTACATAGTACCTTGATCGTTCATATACTCAATAATTCTCTTGGTAAACTGATTGGTCTTCCTTCCGCAAAAAATCTGAAGGAAGAGGGAATAATTCCTTAGCCAATAAGTCATTGCATCACTATCTCTAAAATTTTCTGTAACTCTTTTAGCATGCAAATGAGTAAGCTGTCTCCCATTGTGGAAAAAATGAAATAAATATTTATTTGATATCTTATAAGAAACAATCTCGGCTTTAACAAACCAACACAACTCATACAATACCTCATTGACAGATCTAAATGCTTCTTTAAGAGTCATAAGATCAAAGTCTCCTGTAACTAAATGCGGAGACAATTTTTGAATCCTAACTAACTCTTGAGGAAAAGTTTTCGGTACGCGCAAAAATGTAACAGCGCGACAGTAAATCGTGGACTCGAACTCATGTTCGAGATGTACAGTATCATTTTGAGCCTTAAAAGCCGGGCTCAATCGTTTATTCGGCTCGCCTACAACAAATTCGTTGCAGAACCGATCTACTTCTTCACAAAAAACTTTTCTCGAGGCATTCTTCTGCCTTGAATACTTAACAACATTAAATTTATATTTGTT